TTTTTACGAACAAAACTATCTTTACTAGTTAATAAATCAAGTAAAAACTTTTGATGTTCCATTATTCTAGTAAGTACATTAATATTATTAAAATCAATAGTTTGCAAAGCTTGATTTTCCATATCAGCAATTTGTTCTAAATATGGATCAGTTTCTTCTGCTTTTTTTCTGATATAATCTTCTAAACTTGTCATCTTGTTGGCATGTTCAAATGCTTGTTGTTCTGTGTCATAAAAACATTTAGGCATCACACCTATCTCACCTAAATCAGTAATTTGTTTACTAAGTGTTTCTATTTCACCTGATGTTGTCAGAACTTGCAAAGCTGTTTCTTGCAATGTTTTTTCTTTGCTAGCTAATACCTCTTCATGCTTAGTGTCGTGCATTTGCTGACCACAAGCATAACATTCGTGCTTTCTAAGTGTTTCAACCTCTAACTTTAGTTTTTCTAATTGTTTATTTTCTTTAGCTAAGGTCAGTTCAGCACTAGTTAACCACTTTTGCAATTCTGTTTTTTCTTTAACTTTTACATTATATGTTGCTAAGTCTTTGTGTGCCTGTAATTCAGCAGCAATATCTACGTTGTGTAGTTCTAACCATTGGTTCATGAGAGATTCTGTATCTGCCTCATGTTTTTGTTTCCAAAGCGTTTGTCTACGTTTAAGTGCGTCAATCTGTTCTTTTACTCTTTTGTTAGCCTCTTCAATTGCTTTTATTTTAAATTCTTCTTGCTGAATGTTATCTTTGGAATCTTTAATTAACTGTTTTATTGATTCTGCTTTTTCACTTAACAAAGTGATACCAAGTAACTGCTCAATAATGTTACGTTGATCATTTGCCTTCATTGCAAGAAAAGGTTCACTATATGTGTTTAAGGCAACAATGTGCTTAAACATATCTAGGCTCATGTGAATTACTTTTTCAATCGCTATTTGTGTTTCTTTATTCTCACCTTGTGCGTCATCTTTTGATATTTGTTCGTTGTTTGTATAAAAACGTAGTAGATTTGGTTTTCTGCCGCGTTCTATTTTATAATCAGTTCCATTGACAGAAAATTCAAGTGTAACTAACATGCCCTTACCATTAGTTCTATTCACTAAATTGTCTTTACGAATGTTATTGATAGGACTACCAAACAGTGCATAACACAGACCTTGTATTAATGTTGTTTTACCTGTACCGTTACGAGCACCGTCACCACCTAAATCTAAATTCTCACCTAATATAAGAGTAAGGTCTGTGCGATCAAAATTAACAGCTTGAGTCACAGCACCTATGCTTAGAAAGTTACGTAATGTTATATTTTTTAATTGAATCATATGTTTCTATAAATCTCCAACAACAATTTTTTATCGTAAAAATCACTTTCTATTGCACCAATTTGATCTAATACAATTTGATCAACTGATTCAAACTTTAATTCACCTGCATTAACATCATTTGACACTTGATCTAACTTCATAGGTATGAGTGCCATTTCACGTAAACTATGTTTAGGGATTAATGTTTCACGAATAAAATTTGCTTCTTCGTAACTTATATCTATATCTAAATGGACTCTTATATGAGAATCTTTTAAAAGTAGTCCTTCAGGGTTCTCTAAAATTTCACTTAATTTATAGACACGATATTTAGGTTGATCTGGCCAACTATGAAACTCCGGCTCACCTCCCCATTCAAGTATCATCATGCCCCGAGCATCATCACCTGCATCAGCGTAATTATGTGGGAAAGCATTCCCTATATACCAAACATTCTTTTTTGATTGACGTTTGTGAAAATGCCCAGTAAAAACTTTTTCAAATCCTGTCATATGCGTAGAATTAATTTCACCGTGATCCGGCATTTCTACCATAGCGTTCATGAAAAAGTTAGGCAATTCAAAATGACCAAACAAATATTTACCGCTAAGTTTTTGTAATCGTTTCCAATCTTCTTGCACTAGCCAAGGAGCGATTACAATATCTTTTGTGATATACCAGTCGTTAATTATTTCAACATTCGGTAAATGTTTAGCCCACTCAACACTATGAATGTCCCTACGGTCACGATAATAAAGATCGTGATTGCCTGGGATAAAATATACCCTATCAAAGTTATCATTTAATTTCTCCAGTGCCTTAAGACCATATTGCATGGTATGAATGTTGATACTAGCACGATGATGGTTATAATCTCCCAAGAAGAAACAAGTCTCACACCCTTCAATCTTTGCTTGAGAGATAAACCAATCTACAAATTTTTCACAGTCTTGGTTATGTTGCAAACTGTTTGATTTTAATCCAAAATGTATATCTGTGAATACTGCTGCCTTCTTAAATAAATTTGTCATAGGTTAAGTATAGCAATTTATGTAAGTCTTTTCAATACATATGGTTATTCTTCGTATGTTGAAAAGCCTTCACTATTTTGACGACTCCAGCTTGGGTTTAGTCCATTTATTTCTAATATATCGTCACGTATATTTTGATTTCGTTTTTCACTGTTTAATACACGGCAGAAACTATTTGTTATTGCTGCAGTATAATATGCGAACGGGTTTTGACTTTTGGCTTCGTTAAATCGTAATCCAACATATGTCAACTGTAAAATAGCACTGTTGCGCATTTCATCGTTATATGTGTATCCACGCCAGTTAAATTTCATAGCATATTTTTCACATAACATAATGTACATTCTGGCTAGCTTGTCAGTTATATTTCCATGATCTTTATTGAATGATCCCGTTTTTAAATCACCACTCCAGTGACTCTTTCCTATACAATGAAAGGTTTTGTTCTCGTCCATGCGAAAATGTTGGAAGGGAGGAAAGTTGACACGAACATGAACCATATCGTCTACTTCATCTTTTGTTGTAGGATCATCCAAATCAACAAAAATATCTTCTATCGTATCTTCAAATTCAAATATGTCTTTTGCTGATTTTTTCTTTTCTACTTTTCTAGGTTGTTTAGGGGCTACAGGAATATGATCCCAAGTCATTATCCTGAATACTAAATCAGAAGTAGGAATCTTTTTTGGATTTACTGTTTCACCGGTTTCTATGCTAAGTCTAGTTGCTCTAGTTTCTTTTGCTTCTTTTATAATTTTAGGTTTTGCAGCATACTTAAGGCTTTCTTCGATACTAGCATGCGGCATATCTACTATAAAATCATATCTATGATCACTAGTTTTGTCTAGATATGTGCAGTATGTGTTCTTGCTTGCATGTATTTCTTTGAGAATATCTTTGTTGTTTAGGTAATTTACTGGTTTTTTAGGTGTTATTGTCATAAGTTAGGTTAATAAGTTATCACTATAGTAACATCAAAAGTGATAGAAATGCAAGTTTTTTTAAGAGAAAAGGTAAAAAACGTCATATTATTTAGCGATAAATATGTAAATAACAGGAAACAACTATGGCATTTGTAAATGGATTTGACCCAGAAAAAGCACAGGCTTACAATGAATTACGCCAATCCAGCCCCAATTTAAGTCAGGAACAACTATTAAGTCAAGCAGGAATATCCAGTGCTGAAGCAGGGTATTACCGTCCGTCCCCAATTGGATTTTTAATTCAAAACCCTACTCCAACAAATGTTAATACCACACTTTTTGCACCATCTGGCACATCAGTGACCGCTGCAAACTTTCCCGTACCTGCTCCTTTAAGAACAGTCGGTGATGAACCAGTTAATAATGAAAGCAGCGGATATGATTTCCAATCACAAGCACAACGAACAGTAACCGACGAACCAGTCAACGAGTTTGAAAGACCACTGAACTTTGAACCAAGTAATCTAGAAGATCCTGCAAGCGGCGTAAATTTAGGTGGTTTAATCACTACACAAGAACAATCTGTTCAAAGACAACAGGCGCAGTTTTTGGCACAGCAAGATTGGAGATTTAGAATTAGTTTAGCCCCAGGATCTACCTATTTATATAATGACCCAGAAGCAAGACAAAGTGCCGATCATATATTAAATCCATTGTTCACAACGCAAGGAGTTATATTTCCCTATGTTCCTCAGGTATCAGTATCATATAATGCAAACTATGAACCAACAGACTTGGCTCATACTAATTATAGGATATATCAATACAAAAATAGCAATGTAGGAGATATTAATATTACTGGTGATTTCACTGCACAAGATACACATGAAGCAAACTATTTACTAGCAGTAATACACTTTTTCAAATCAGTAACTAAAATGTTTTATGGTGCTGATAGTAATCCTCTTAGAGGTACTCCGCCACCTTTATGTTATCTGTCAGGATTTGGTCAGTATCAATTTAACTATCATCCAGTTGCAATAACTTCATTTAGCTATACTTTACCTACAGATGTTGATTACATTAAAGCGGGCGTAATAAGCAACACAGGAGGACAAAACATTGAATCACAAACTAATACACCAAAAAATATATTAGGTGGTTCATCTATCGGAACTTTATTATCATCTTTTTTTAGATTGAAAAATGCAGGCTTAACTCCCGGTGCAAGATCAACCCGACCTGAATTTAATATTGCAGAAGTTTCAAATCCAACCTACGTACCTACTAAAATTCAAATTCAAATAGGTTGTATTCCTATTATTTCTAGATTTGCTATGGCAAATGCATTTAGTCTTAAAGAATATGCTACAGGAAGATTATTAGTTGGAACTGGAAAATCAGATATTGGAGGAATTTGGTAATGCTATATCCAACAACTAGTCCTTATTATGCAACAGACATTGTTAACAATCAATTTTTAGACATTATGGTAGATAGACCACTACCAAAAAAAGCAGATGATGTATATTGGGAAATTACACCAACATATAATTTGCGACCTGATTTATTAGCTTATGACTTGTACGGAAACCCATCGTTATGGTGGGTGTTTGCACAACGTAATCCAAACAGATTAAAAGACCCTCTTTTCGATTTTATCACAGGGGTAGGAATTTACTTACCTCAACAAGAAACACTAACAGCAGCATACGGCATATAATATGGCAGATCAAAATCAGGCACAAGATGATGGCTTTATTCCCGCAGGTGAAACGGTAGGTTCAAGACCTATTGAAGTAACAGGAGAAGAAAATGATGGTTACCTAGTTGCTTTATATGGCGGTAGACCAAAAAATCCTCTTAACGAATATGCTAGTTTTACTTATAAACTTATTCTGTACATGGTCACTGCTGAAGCATATATTAGATTCATAGAATCTGGTATGACATACATAGGAACAAACGAAGGATTTTTTACGGTTGCTGAATCAGGTGGCACTCCTTCTCAAAGCGATGCTCCTAGAATTAATGAAAACGCTGAGTACTTTATTGATGATTTGACCTTTAAGACTTTTTGTAATACAAAGGCAACTGAATCAGCGACTAATTCAATAAATTTTGAATTTAAAATTTATGAGCCTATGGGCTTCAGTTTTACAAGTGTTCTTAAACAAAGAGCATTAGAAGCAGCGTTGAACAGCGGATTACCTGGTATACAAGACAATAAAGATTCAATAAAACAATTTTATGTTCTTTCAATAAGTTTTTTAGGGTACGATGATGCAGGAAACGCAATTAAAGAAATAATTCCAGGTAGAGAAAGCGGGTTGTATTCAGGTACCGGATCAGGTCAAACAGGAACGAAGGTAGGTAGTAATGCTAGTTTCTTTCCTCTTTCAATAACTGATTTTTCATTTAGGCTTGATGGAAAAAGCACAGTTTATACTATTAAGGCTACACCATTATCTGTGCAAGAAGCATATGGTGTTAAAAGAAATCAAATTCCAGAAGATAGACAAGTATCGGGTACAACAGTGGGTGAAGTTTTGGTTGGTAATGAAATTGACGCTGACAATCCAAATGCAAGAGGTATTGTTCAAATAATGAATGAGAGAGAACAACAACTTTATAATAATGGTAAAGCCAAATATACCAACTCATATCATATTGAAATTGATGATGCAATTAAGTATGCAAAACTTACATCACAGGAACGATATGATAAAGTCAAAGCAGAAATGGGTTCCCCTACCACTAGCGGTCAAATAAGTGCTAAAGATAGTAGAAAAAACTTAACTTATAATCCTAATACAAGAACATTGGCGATAGCAGGGGGAATGACATTAACTAAATTTATTGACAATGTTATTTTACAAAGTGAGTATATAACAAAGGCACTTGATACTGTTTATACAGAGGATGGAATTTTAGAAGATAAGCCTGCAAATGGAAATAAAGGATCAAAAATTTTAGATTGGTATTCAATTAATCCTGTAGTAAAACCTAAAGGTTATGATTCGTTAAGAAATGATTATGTATTTGACATAACTTATTATGTAGCTCCTTATAAAATACCTTATGTAAAATCAGTTTTTATAGAACCTGAAAGTAGGTCAGATTATTATGGACCATATAAAGTATATAATTATTATTTTACAGGACAGAATACAGAGGTTTTAAATTTTGAAACAAGTTATAATGCATTATATTTTTTACCCGGAGGATCCGACGATCAGAAAGAAAAACCAAATGACGGATTAGGCAACACCCCTATTGTTCCTGGAAGTAAAAACATTGGGTCGGAATTAAATGCAAGCAAAGGCGGTATTCCTATTGGTTCTATAAAAACAAATTTGTACAGCCCGGGTGATCAAATTAAAGCTAAATTACAAATAATGGGTGATCCTGATTATCTAATGACAAGTATAGGAACTGCTAAAAATGCAAGCACACCTAGAGAAGCCGCTTACACTGATAATTTACAAATAAATCCTTTAGGAGGGCAAATTTTTATTGAAATAAACTTCTACGAAGGATTAGATTATAACATTAGCACTGGTTTATTAACCATTAATAAAAATATTACTTTTTATGATAATGGCTCGCAACCTCAAAATGCATTAATGGAACAAGGTAAACAAAATGTTTCAGGTTTAGTTTATATGGTTTTATCTGTAACTAGTTCATTAACTAAAGGAAGATTTACACAAGATTTGGATCTTGTGTTGTGGACAGATCCAACAGTTCGTAAAACCACATCGGTAACTGCAGAAGGCAGAGAAACAACTACAAATCAAGCAGAACAGTTAGGAACTAATACATATGGTTTTGGGAATCAAGAATTCCCAGTCAATTCATCATCACAATCACAACAAACCACGCCAGATACATATTGGCAACCAACTGAGCAATCAATAACCAATAGATTGGTGACTGACGATGCGACCCCTGCTGAATCAACAGTTGGATCAAATGTTGGGGTTGCCTTTAATCAACAACGAGCATTTAATTCAAGTGTAGTCGATGATGACTCATTACAATCAAGTAATTTAGTAAGTGATTTTATACGTGTAAATCAAGAGGGAAGAGCAGTTTAAAGGTACAAAATGGATAATATTATAAAAACTTCTGGTACTACGGAACAATATAAATTAAATCCGGGAGGATCAATTTCATATCCTTTCGCAGTAAAAGGAATAGTTAAACAAAATGTTGATAGCATCCGTACTGGAAGAATTAAAGTTTATATTGCAGATTTTGGTGCTACCGATCCTAATGATTCAAGTTCTTGGGTAGTTGTAAGTTATCTATCTCCCTTTTATGGATTTTTACCGGGTGATTATGCTCCTAACACTGCAAGTGATTCTTCTTATGGTACGTTTTTAGAAAATCCTACTAGTTATGGATTTTGGGCAACATCGCCAGATATAGGTTCAGAAGTCGTATGTTTGTTTTTGTATGGTAAAAAGGATTTTGGTTATTACATAGGATGCATTCCGCAACCAGGAATAACACATATGGTTCCTGCAATTGGATCTACTAATGATGTAATAATGGAAGAAGCTGAGGCAGAAAAGTTTGGTGGATCTTCAAATCTACCTACAGTTGAAATGAATGTGCAGAATAATCAACTTTACAATACTCCAACTTTTTATGATCAGGCTAAACCAGTTCACAAAATAGTTGCTGCGCAACTTTGGCAACAAGGGCTACTTAGAGATTCTGTACGAGGAACGATTACAAGTAGTTCTACTAGAGAAAGTCCATCTCAAGTTTTTGGTATATCCACTCCAGGTAGACCAATTTATAAAGGTATTACCGGAGGTAGTGAAGGGGAGTTAGGAAAAAACGTAGACTCAGGGACTGCTGAGCAGGCTAAATTAATAGGTCGCAGAGGTGGACACACGTTCGTTTTAGATGATGGTGATTTTTTTGGACAAAACAATTTAATTAGATTACGTAGCGCATCTGGACATCAAATCACAATGAGTGACGATGGTCAAACTCTTTTTATAATACATAGCAATGGTCAAAGCTATATTGAATTAGGTAAAGAAGGTACAGTAGATATCTATGCTACTAATAGTATAAATGTAAGAACCAAAGGTGATTTAAATTTACACGCGGATAATAATATTAATATTAATGCTAAGAAAAAATTTAATATTTTTGCAGAAGAACTGAATATTAATAGTGATAAAAATACAAATCTACGAGTTGGTGAAAATTTTAGTCAACAAACTTTAAAAAATCATACTGTAAAGGTTGATGAAGCAATGAGTTTTTTATCAAAAAGCACTTCATCATTTAAAAGCGATGCAGTAACTTATATTAACGGAAGTAAAATTAATCTGAATACAGGTAGTTCGCCAACAGTTCCTGCTGAGATTAAACCTATACCAGTAGTACAACACACTGATACATTTTTTGACGAAACACAAGGATGGGTTCCTGCCCCTGCTAAATTGCCTAGCATAAATTCACGTGTTCCTGCTCATACACCTTGGACTGATGCGAATAAAGGAGTTGATGTTAAAATCGATGATAGTGCAGCCGGCAATTTCCCCTCACCTCCGTCACCTGCAGTTCAAAATACAAACGCTGCAACTGCAAATGTTCCTGTTAAAGTGACTACTCCTGCGGTTGCATCAACGGTTCCTAGCTCTAAATCTGCGAAAGGTAACTTTGATAAAAATACAACATCTGCTGCGGTGTCCCAAGCAGCCGTTTCTGCCGGCACTGATCCAGTTAAAGGCTCAGCAGCTTTAGCAGGAGGAGGAATCGTAACTAACAACGGAAGTAAAACTGCTGTTTTAGGAAAACTAGGACATTCACCAAATCAACTTGAAGAAGCTGGAGTCCTTAAACCAGGTGCAAGCACCGTTGCAAATAATTTAATTCAAAATAATAAATCATTAGATCAATCTATACCACCTAATTTGCTCACAGGTAAAGACGGTATTAACAATATAAATGATTATAACAAAAGTAGCACTGCACAAACTTCTACGCAAGTAAATTTAATGAATAGCAGTTACAATCAATTAAAGAGTAACGGTATTATTCAAGGGAATGAAAGCCCAACTCAAATAACAGGGTTAGTTAATAGTACATCATCGTATGGAATAGGACCAGTAAAATCATATGTAAATGGTGCATCCGGTTCTAATACTACACCATCAGCTCAAAGTAATAATGGAGCAATCGCATCTACAATATCTTCAGGGAACTATGCGGCAAATATGGCTGAAAAATTACTTAGCCCAGTTGGTTCAATGGTTTCTTCTGTTATATCAACAGGAGCTGCGATTGGAGCTGCAGTTGTAGGTGCAGCCTCTGCTGTGTTTAATGCTATCAAAGGCAGTTATACTAAATTAACCGCTGGCAAGCCTCAAAATTTATCAGCGTTGAATAGTAAAAATAGTCAAAATGGTGGCAACGCAGTTGGTGGATTGTACGGCGGCGACAATGCAATTAGCAATAACGTTAGTTCATCTTATTTTACTTCGCCTACCACTGTTAATCCGTCTCAGATAACACAATCTGTGGATGCATCAACTAATGGTTTAGTAAATGCTACAGTATCAAATGTACCATCAGACGAGTTAGCAAGTTTACAAAGTGCGTCTAAATCTATATCTTCAAATGGTCCTGCAGCGACTAAAATGCCAACTGCTGCAGTAAATACAGTTGATAGATCCTCAATAAAAAGCGCCACTACAGAAATCTATAGCGATAAAAGAATTTCTCTACCATACTCAGATAGTGCCGAATCTAAACCTCCTAAGGCAGAGGTTTTAGAACAATATAATGATTTAAGGGGAGAATTGGATGTCGCAGTTAATAATAGAAGGCAAAACAAAATTAAATGGAAAGAAGCTGTTTCTACATACGGTGGCGAATCTGTTCAAGCCGTAACTGCATTACGTGATTATAAAGATTCAATCCGTGAAGTTGAAAGTTTAGAAACAGCAGTAGAGTTGGCATACAAAGAATTATATGGTTAAGTGAGATATTATTATGGTTATATACAAAGGATTTAGCACATTATTCACTAATGCACAGAAACCTTCAATTATTCCACCTGGAATAAGTGGTGGTCCTGGATCAATTATTGCTCCTGTTTTACCAAACAAAAAGTTCAGTCTTTATGATGATCAACTTGTGATAGTCGATTTTTTAAACGCTCTTAATACTCCACAAGGACAAAAAGTAGGGAATCCTGCATATGGGACCTCTATTTGGACATACATATTCGAACCAAATATTCCTGAGATTCAAATTCAGATTGACAACGAAATTCGCCGCATTGCGGCTCAGGATCCTAGAATAATATTAAACACTATCACAACTTATCCCTATGAAAATGGATTTTTGACAGAAATTGAAATGGCAGTATCTCCTCAGAACAAAGTTCAGCTATTACAACTTAATTTTGATAAAGGGAGTAGCACAGTATCATTAAATAACCGTTGAAAATAGTGGGTTTTTAGCAAAGATAAATATAAAAAAGAGATAAAAGTATGGCTACAAGTTCAAGACAGGCAACAATTTTTGGTGTGAATGACTGGAAAACAGTCTATAAAACCTATAGTCAAGCAAATTTTCAAAGCTATGACTATGAAACTTTGCGAAAAAGTTTTATAGATTACCTGCGTTTGTACTACCCAGAAACTTTTAATGATTATGTTGAGAGTAGTGAATTTATAGCACTACTAGATGTTATTGCATTTATGGGTCAGGCTGTCTCATTTAGGGATGATCTGAACACACGTGAAAATTTTATCGACACCGCAGAACGTAGAGACAGTGTAATTAAACTAGCAAATTTAGTAAATTATAATCCAAAAAGAAATAATGCTGCTCAAGGATTTTTAAAAATTACTAGTCTAACTACAACAGAAAATGTTGTAGACATCAATGGTTTAGGTCTTGCAGGTATACCTGTATTTTGGAACGACCCTGCTAATCCAAATTGGTTAGAGCAATTTTATTCTATAATAAATGCCACATTAGTTGATGCACAACGAGTCGGGAGACCTGGTAATACACAAGAAATTTCAAATATTAAAACTGAAGAATATTCTTTGCGTATTCCAAATACTGTTTTACCTGTTATACCTTTTAATGCAACAGTTGGTGGTGTAACTATGAATTTTGAAGGGGTGAGTGCTACAAGTTTAAATCAAACCTATGTGTACGAAATTCCTCCTAATCCAAAAGGCACATTTAATATTTTATACAGAAATGATAAATTAGGTTACGGTAGTTTAAACACTGGATTCTTTTTATATTTTAAACAAGGTTCACTTGTAAATTATGATTTTACATTAAATCAACAAATTGCAAATCAGGTAGTTCCAATAGGAGAAATACAAGGAATTAATAATACTGATACATGGTTGTATAAAATTGATTCAACTAATAATAATTTAAATTATTGGCAACAAGTAGATAATTTATATGCAAATACTTATTTAAGGGAAGAAAATTCACGTAAATCAGTATTTTCTGTAACTTCTAGATTTAACGATCAAGTAAATTATATTTTTGGGGACGGTGTTTTTAGTGAGATTCCTGTTGGTTCTTTTAGAGCATATGTAAGATCAAGTAATGGATTGCAATATTCAATCGATCCCGCTGAACTAACAAATACTACATTAACTTTCAGTTATGTAAGTAAATTTAATCGCATTGAAACTTTAACTATGACGGTTGAGCTAACACAGCCTGTTAATAATGCCCAATCAAGAGAGTCTATACCAGATATAAAAGCAAAAGCACCCGTACACTTTTATTCTCAAAACAGAATGGTAAATGGTGAAGATTATAATAATTTTCCATACACACTTTACAGTTCTATAATAAAAACAAAAGCTTTAAATAGAAGTTCTATTGGAATTTCAAGAAATTTTGATTTACTTGATCCAACTGGCAAGTATTCAAGCACAACTAGTTTTTCTGATGACGGAGCATTATATTTTAACAGCAATGATAAGTTCTACGACTTTAATATAAGTGAGGCATCAGGATCCGCTAATAGGTTATTTAGTAATCAAATTCTAGAAATTATCTCAAATAGAAATCTGTATCAATATTATGTTGTAACCTGTGCTAGATATCCTATTAATGTTGCTTCAGGCGATGGCATTACAACATGGAATCAAACGAGTTATGATGGTACACTAGTTACTGGTTATTTTGAAAATGTAGCAGGACCTGTTGCAGCGGGTATTTATAGTGCATATAATATGAAATATTGCACACCTGGTTCTTTATTAAAATTTGTTGCTCCATCTGGATATTACTTTCTTAATGATAGATTAGTAGCAGGAGCTGCACCTTCAATTAATAATACGTTTATGTGGGTAAATGTTTTAAACGTTGTTGAGGATGGGTTTAACGGGGGTGAGGGCAATTTATATAATGGATTAGGTCCAGTAAGTTTAAGTAAGTTTGTTTCAACTGGTGCAATCCTTGAAACTATTATTCCAGTTTTTGATAATATCTTACCGAATCCAATATTGCAAGAAGTTCTAACTTATTTTGAGAATTTACAAAGTTTTTCTTTATATTATGTGAATATTCTGCCGGTTAATGTTAATAGATGGTTTATAGGAAGCTATAATAGACCAGACGCTCTTATAAAATTTGAAAGTTTAGGAGAGGGTGCATATAGAATAACAAGTAAAGCTATCACATATTATTTTGGAAGTGTTAAGAATACAAGGTTTACTTTTGATTCAGAAAAAATTATTTTTGATCCTCTATCAGGAACCTTAGCTTATGATACGGTCAAAGTTTTAAAAACTAATACGACACCTAATTCATTATCTATTTTAGGAGAAGATTTTAGACTTAATGTGGTAGGACAAACAGTTGAATCAGACGGTTACCCTGATGATTATGCGATTGAGGTAAGTAGTCTAGACTCAAAAAATTCTTCTTTAATTGATAATCCAGATTTTTTTACTACCATTACAGGTTATACTTTTGGTTCAACAAACACCTCAAATTTTGTTTTTATTGAGACTTTTACTGATATTAATTATCTTACAAAAAATGGATTAACTGAACCAACTTTAATTAATTATTCTTATGGAAATAAAAACGATGTTGAAGTAGTTAAATATGAATTTCCTGTAGGACAAATTTTTTACACATACGTAGAAAATAAATTTTATAAATCTGTTGCTGACACAACATCATTAAACATCGTAAATTTAACAGAAGTAACAAATTATTCCTCACAATCAGGAAGACAAAGTTTATTTTTTCAATACAATCATTTAAGTAATAACACTACAAGAATTGATCCTGGTACAACAAACATCATTGATTTATATGTAGTAACTTTGGCTTATTATACTTCTTATAACAACTGGATTAAAGACACAACGGGAACTGTATCTGAACCACTGAGACCAACAGTAGAACAATTAACACAAGAATATAACAAAGTAAATGACTACAAAATGATGAGTGACACAATTGTTTTAAATAGCGTCACTTTCAAACCTCTTTTTGGTAACAAAGCTTCTCCTCAGCTACAGGCTACTATTAAAGTAATAAAGTCTAGTCTGACAACAGCGAGTGATAGTGAAGTTCGTGCTGCAGTTATTACTGCAATGAATAATTATTTTAGTATTGATAATTGGGATTTTGGAGATACCTTCTTTTTTAGTGAACTAAGCGCATACTTACATTCAAATTTAGATGGACTTATAAGTTCTGCGATCTTAGTTCCAAAAGACCCCTCTTTGACTTTTGGTGATTTATATGAAATAAGGTGTGCGCCGTATGAGATTTTTGTGAACGGTGCTCAATCAAACGATATAGTTATTATTTCAGCGATTACTCCTGAACAACTACAACCTTAACGGAAAAATATATGGTAGCGCAAGTAAGAACAATTGATTTTCTTCCAGAAATTTTTAAAACAACACCTAATGAAAATTTTCTATCCGCCACATTGGATCAACTTGTTAAACAGCAAGATTTAGAAAAATTACAAGGTTATATTGGAAGAAGATTTGAATATGGTCTTACTCCTAATTCCTATTACGTACCTGAAATTAATAAAACAAGAACAGATTATCAATTAGAACCAGCTATCATTTTTAAAAAAAATGAGACTAGCCGTGCTATAGATTTTATAAGTTATCCTGAAATGATTGATGCGCTAAAACTACAGGGCGCACCAATTACTAATAACTCTTTATTGTTTGATAATCAATTTTATAGTTGGGATAGTTTTGCAGATTTAGATAAACTGTCAAATTATAGTCAATATTATTGGTTACCGTTTGGTCCTGATGTTGTTAATGTCGAACCTTTACCGGTAAATTTAACTTCATTTTTTGATGTAATAAGTCAGACAAATGAATTTTTGTTCATACAAGATAATTTTAAAATAGAAGAATTTAACCCGGTTATAACACTCTTAAGAGGCGGAACATACTATTTTAATGTTAAACAAAATTCAAAATTTTGGATTCAAACAATGCCTGGATTGTCTGGCACTGTACCTAACAGAACAAATGTTAGCACCAGAGATATTTTTGGATTAGAAAATAACGGAACAAACGAGGGAGTAATTACTTTTAATGTCCCTAGATCAGATGCACAGAACGAAACTACATATCAGGGGAATATAAATGTAGACCTAGTAAGCGATCAAGCCTTTACTAACATACATGGTCAACGATTAAGCACAATTGGAAATATTGATGGTGCAACCAATTTACTTGACAAAACTATTTTGTTTTATGGATCATCTGCTCTGCAAAATGCATCGGTAGAAACATTTTTTGATGAGCTTCCTTTTGATCAGGATACAATAAATCCTGTAGGATTTGATTCTACTACATTTGTCAACGTAAATCAATTTTTCTTCAAAGTTAATTATAATGAAACTGATATACCAGGTGACCCTATAATAAGTCTTACTCCACTAACTGTTATCCCACAAGATACGAATATAACAGTTTTATCAGGAAACAAATATATTTCTAAAAAGTTTGTTCGTTTACAAACTGGTGAGATACAAATTATTCCAGAAATAACTGCTCCTTTAGATGTTTTGTATTATCAAGATAGTTCTAATTTAAAAAAATTCGGCATAATAAAAATAGTTGATAACAATACTGAAAATTTTATAAATGTAGAAACTGAAATTTTAGGTAAGTTAACTTATACTTCTCCTAATAATGTAAAATTTACTAATGGTTTAAAAATTAGTTTCTCAGGAGATATTATTCCTGAGAAATACAAGAATGACCAATATTATGTAGAAGGTGTAGGGACAGGAATTAAATTAATACCAAATTCATCACTTGTAACTCCAGAATCATATTCTCAAAGTGTATATTATCCATACGATATATCGCCATATGATATAGCACCATACTCTGATATTGTTGAATCACCAATTGCACAAGATTATATTACAATTAGTAGAGCAGCAAATAATTTAAATGCATGGTCACGCGGAAATAGATGGTTTCACTCACAAGTAATACAAGAAACTATTAAACACACTAATAGTAGTAATTTATTAAACGTAATTAACAGTAATGAAGCCAGAGCAAAACGACCAATTATTGAATTTTATCCTAATTTAAAATTATTTAATTTAGGTACTGAGGCTAGAGGACCAGTCGATTATTTTGATGTAACCGCTACAGACGCCTTTACACAAGTTGCAAATCAATTGCAATATTATCCAGACGGATCAAGTTTTGGTTTATTTGACGGCTGTCGGGTCGTATTTTCTGCGGACACAGACGTTAATGTTAGAAACAAAATTTTTAGAGTAAATTTTGTTTCAACTGCGGAGGCACTACAAACATCAACTACAATTGTTTCAACGTCTGCTTCCACTGATAGGTTAACTGTTTCTGATTCAACGAAATTTGTTGTGGGTAGTTTAGTTTCTTTGAATCAAAGTATAGGTGGATTATCTGCATTTACCAAATATTATGTGTACGATAAACCTAATACTACTTCACTTAGATTAAGCACGGACCCTAATTTAAGTTCATTTATACAATTATCCAATGATTCAGGGAACGTTCTTTTAACACAGGCACCACCAATCATAACATTTACAAAGATTGCGAACGGTGACATAGAAAATCTTGACCAAGTTGTTGTTTTACTAGGACAAGTAAGAAAGGGATATACGTATTGGTTTGATGGAACAAATTGGATTCAGGGACAACTCAAAACAACAGTAAATCAGCCACCTTTATTTGATGTATTTGATACTAATGGTTTAAGTTTTGGTGATACAGATTATTATAATAGTTCTAGTTTTATTGGAACATCTTTATTTCAATATGCAACTGGAACAGGGAATAATGATCCCGTACTGGGATTTCCTTTAAAATATAGTTCAGTAGATAACATAGGAGATATTCAATTTGATGTTTCTTTTAATACGGATCAATTTACCTATGTATTAAATGGAAACCCAACTACACAAAATGTTAATGAAGGATACGTATATAATTATAATTCACGTGACACATATAATCGAGAGTTAGGATGGCAAACAGCTATATCAGAAAGTTTTCAATATCAGGCGTTCACATTTAACTACAATCCTTTAAACGGAGATGCTAAATTTATTTGTGATGTACCAGCAAATTCATCAGAATCTACTGCATGGCCTGTAATTAAAGTTACTGTTAGAGATAATGTATTATTTGACAGTGAATTTAGTTATGTAGTAGAAAATAATACTACAATTGTAACTTTAAATGCTAATCCAATTTTAGAAACACCAGTGCAAATTTTAATTTATAGTAATCAAGTTAGTAAAAATGCATATTTTACTATTCCCACAAATTTAGAAAATAATATTTTCAACGCACAAATAAAAAATTTAAATTTAGGAGATTTAAAAAATCACTACTTAAGTATTTGCACAAACAGCAAAAGAATTACAGGTCAAATTTTTGGTTCCAACAATTATAGAGATTTGCCCAATCTAGTTAGATACGGAACTAAAATTATTCAAAATAGTGCTCCACTGTCATTGACAGGAGCTTTGTTAAAAAATGCAAATTATAATTTAATTGATGCTTTAAACTTTAATGCAAACGAATATGTTAAGTATAAAAGTTTGTTGATAGATATCGTAAATAAAACTCCTTATGAAAGTTATCAAATAGCATCTACTATTTTAGATAACGCTATTAATGAAATTACCTCTTTTAAAGCTCAAAATAACTCATTCTTTTGGTCAGACATGCTTCCAAACAGAGGAGCGTATATTACTAATAGATATACTTTTAAAGCGGATGTACAACAAGCACAATTTTCTTTAAGTAAGATTTATAATTTTAGCTCTGCCAATTATAATGGTGTACTTCTTTATGTGTTGAGAGAGGTAGAGGGAGTTCTAGTAGAAAAACAATTAATCAGAAATGTCGATTATACTGTGAGTGCAGACGAACCTTTAGTAACAGTTCAAACAGATTTAATCGCAGGTGATGTAATAGTCGTTAATGAATATAACCAAACTTATGGAAGTTATGTTCCAAACACACCAACTAAGTTAGGATTTTATCCTGCAACCGTACCTGAGGTTGTTTACGATTCTTCTTATCTAACACCAACGTGGTTTATTAAAGGACATGATGGTTCGTTAACTACGCTATACGGAAGTTATACAAATGGTAATCTTACTGATTATAGAGATCAGGTAATTTTTGAGTTCGAATGTAGAATTTATAATAATATAAAAGTTAGTTCTAGAATTCCTATATCAAGTGATGAAATTTTACCTGGACAGTTTAGAAAAACAAATTATAATTACGATGAAATTTTACAATTATATTCTTTATCCTTTTTAAATTGGGTAGGACAAAATAGAATAGATTACAAATCACAATACTATATTACAACCGATCCATATACATATAATTATTATCAAGCTACAAATAAATTAGACAACACAATTGTAAAAAGAGGCAATTGGAAGGGTCTTTACAATTGGTTTTTCGATACTGCAACTCCAAACTTAACTCCATGGGAACTAATTGGATATACTAATAAACCAGTTTGGTGGGATGGCTATTATGGCGCAGCACCTTATACTAAAAATAACTTGGTGTTGTGGACTGATATGGAAAATGGCTATGATTATAATGACGGTAATCCTATAATAATTGAGTCTAGAAAAAGACCAGGTTTGTTAAAAGTTTTGCCAGTAGATGATTTAGGTAACTTAGTAGATCCATTAAATTCCGTTATAGGTAATTATGATGAATTAACCTTTCAAACTCAATGGAAAGTAGGTGATTGGGGGCCTGCCGAATATAGTTATCTAAAAAGTAGCACTTGGCCTTTTGATTTAGTTAAAATTTTAGCGTTATGTAAGCCAGCAAAGTTTTTTGCATTGGGTGAAAATTTAGATACCTACAAATATAATACAGAATTTAATCAATATTTGTTAAATGATAAATTTAGATTTACTACAACAGGCACCGTTGTGTATGGTAGTGGAACAGCACAACATAGTTATATAAATTGGATTGTAGATTATGTACAGAGTACTGGTAACTCAGGTTATGATCTACTTACAAATTATTTAAACAATCTAGATGTTCGTTTGGTATACAGATTAGCTGGATTCAGTGACAAAGAATTGCTGAAGTTTTATGTAGACAAAGGCTCACCGAATAGCAAAAATAATACTCTACTAATACCAGATGAAAGCTATAGTGTTTTATTACATGAAAATCAGCCGTTTGACACAATAATTTATAGTTCAATTATAATTCAAAAAACTGATACAGGATATCAGGTTTATGGAAATAGCCAAAACAAAATTTATTTTAAAGCATTGGCTCCATTAGTAAATGGTAAATACGAAACAATTACGTCTGGATCTTTATCAGTAAAAATATCAAAAAATTCTAGTGATAGAGTGATAATTGTACCTTACAGTACAGAGTTTAGTACGCCGCAGGCTTTAGCAGAATTTATAAATGGGTATGGAAACTATTTAAGTTCTCAGGGACTCTTATTTGATCAAGTAGAAAATAATGTAATTCTCAATTGGAACACTATGATTCAAGAAGTTCTTGCATGGATACAAGCAGGGTGGGAAACAGGTTCAATACTAAATATAAATCCTTTAGCTAAAAAGATTGTTATAGACAAAGAAAACTCTATTGTACAACCTCTTACTATTCAAGAACAAAATTACATTTTGAATCAGAATTTGATTCCTATACAAATTAAGGATATGTCAGTTATTCGTAATGGTGTTGAATTCTCTGCGATTCCAATCAAAGTTGATGATACTATTGCATACCTTAATGCTAACCTTAGTAATATGGAACATGCGATTGTGTTTGATAACGTTACACTTTTTAATGATTTAATTTACGATCCTAATACAGGTCTACGACAGTATCGTATGCTTTTAAAAGGAGCAAAAACTGCTACGTGGGACGGCACAGTTGATACTAAGGGTTTTATTTTAAATCAAGACAATGTTTTGGAATGGCAAATCAATACCAAATATACTAAAGGTATTATCGTCAAATATAAAAATAATTATTACGCTGCTAATGAAATAATCCAACCGTCAGATACCTTTCAACAAGGATTTTGGACAAAAGTAGATTATGATGAAATACAAAAAGGGTTATTACCGAATGCAAGTAGCAGAGCATATGAAAGCACTTTATATTATAATTCATACACTGCAAATTTGGAAAATGATGCGGATTTATTAGCATTTTCTCTTATTGGATATAGACCAAGAAATTACCTAGTCGCTGCTAATTTAGATGATATATCTCAAGTAAATTTATATAAAACTATGATTGTAGAGAAAGGAAGTAAACAAGCCACTTCTGCAATTCAAAATATAAGTTTGCCTACAGGAGGAATAAACTATACTGTTTATGAAAATTGGTCTATAAATGTTGGAAACTACGGCGGTGTATTAGATCAAAACTTTATTGAATTTAAGCTTGAAGAACAAAAGTTAAACGGAAATCCCTCAATCATTAGTGTAATAAATGGTGAATCTGAACCAGGGTCGATGCAAGAAATACCTCTGTATGGACTGACTAACTATGGTCGTGTCCCGCAAAATATAAGAATTTTACCTTTATTACCATCTTATAAAATGAATCAGTTGCCTTCAGCTGGATATGTAAATTTTGAAGATGTCAAAATGCATTCATATAAGGTAACGAATTTAAATCAAAATCTAGTTTCAATTAATGATGTTTATAAAAATGAATATGTATGGATAGCTGATTTTAAGGGAGATTGGAAAGCTTATGCAACCATTTCTCTAAGTAATTCTACTGACGTAATTTCTATTGTAAATGTTGTTAATAATTTAAATGATACATGTACAGTATTTTTCAGCAAACCTCACGGCTTAACAGTTAATTCTGTAATATTAATTTTGAATTATGCAAGTGCTGTAGACGGTTTTCACGTTGTTGTAAAAATAGGTAATGCAAACTCAGTTGTGATTGATTTGAGCTTACCGTTATCTATACCAAATATAGAATCAACAGGTATCGTTTCTAAATTACAAAATCAAAGAGTAAATTCACCAAAAGATATTATAAATTTAAATTTATTAGATACAGAATTTGTAAAAAATACTGTTTGGGTAGACGAAAATATAGATGGTACATGGGCGGTTTATAGAAAATCAATTAACTATTTAGGTACAACCACATTTACTAAGCCATCTCCTACTACAACCTTTGGAAGTAGTGTTGCTTATGACACTAAGCTTGGATATTTTATAGCTGATTCGGGTGCAGGAAACATTTACAGATACAAGTATATTTCAAATGTAAACTTTTGGAATTTAGAAGAAACAATAACACTATCGTCAAGCCCAACTGGTTTTGGTACCAGTATGGATAAGCAACAAAACTTTTTAGCAGTGTTAAAATCTGCAGCGACAAGCACAGTGTACATTTATGAGTTAGTTCAAACAGAAAAAATTGAAGCTGTTGCTTTACAAAATTCTTTTAACGTAAGCGGACTTACAGATAAAGTAGTAATGTCAGATGATTGTAATTATTTCTTTGTTGGAAAAAGTTCAACCAGACAAGTTTTTGCATATAGAAGAAATACGTTTTTAACCTATACAAGCATAGGCTATTCTTTAACAACAGCTATACAGCAGAATGGCACACAATTTACTGTAAGCGGTGATAGAAGGTCATTATTGTTAGAAGGACAAATGGTTAGTTTTTCTAATGCTGATACTGCTCAAACTTATAAAATAATAACTGGTACATATAGTTCTTCAGCAAACACCACAACCTTTACAATTGATGGTTACTTTTTTGCAGGCGTTACTGCAGGTACTATAGTTTATAGAGCATATTACAATTACACTAATGTAGCAACAATTACTGGTGCTGGATCGGCAACAAATTTTGGATCAAACATTGCTACCAATTATAATGGAACTCAATTATTTGTAAGCGCACCAAATCAAGATTTTAATGCTGTTACAGATACAGGAGCCGTGTATGTTTACAATAGAATTAGACAGGTTTTTGAAAGCAATTTCAATTCAATACTTACATTAACTACAAGCTTCACATTAGGATGGACTCCTGTAAATTCAGTGACAGTATTACGAAATGGTGTTGTGTTAAGCACAAGTAACTATACTATTTCTACTAATATACTGACTATTAATATTCAAATTAACGCCGGCGATTTAATCACAGTTGAAGGAAATGATTTTGTTTTATCTCAGACACTAATTGGTCATAGCCAAGTTTCTAATCCTAGAATCGGAATGCTTTATGGTAAAGGATTGGATATTAATACGTTTGGTAATGAACTATTAATTGGTGCTCCGTTCGACATAGTTGATGCTACAGGTACTGAAGGAAGCGTTTACCGTTATACTAATGCAGGCAAAAAATTTGGAATAATAACTGGCTCAACTGCGTATTCACTTTCAACGCAGCAAAATATTTTAATAAATGGTTTTCTTGTAACATTACCTAGCACAGGTATAGATGGCGCTGTAAGTGCTATAATACAAGCGAATATACCAAACGTAACTGCTTCAAAAACAATAGATAATAAATTAGTAATTCAACTTATAAATCAAAATCTCAATACATCCGGAGATAAACTTAATTTAACTGTTTTTGCCGAAGCTGATTATGCTAGTTTGGGAATCACATATTATCAAAAAACACAAGAGTTTCACGATCCTAATATTCAAAACGCAACGCAATATGGATCCGCACTTAAATTCAATGAATTTAATTCTTTTGTAGTTACTGCTCCTACGAGCAATAGGTACACTCAAACAAATTTTGATTTTACTGACGATGAAGATTACACAAACGATACCATATTTGATAATAATTTTACTATATTTGTAGATATTTTAGTTGAAGCAGGTTCTGCTTACATGTACGATTATTTAGGAGCATACAATGAAAGTATAAACAATATAGGAAATTTTGTATTAGCGCAGCTCCTTAACGATACTTCTACTAATATTGGTAGTGTACCATATTATGGAACCTCTATAGCATTTAATGACTATAAGGTTATTATTGGTTCTCCGAACTATTTAACAGGAAGTGAAAATGGTCGTGCGAACATTTTTATAAACAACTCTAATGCGTCTGACTGGAGTGTTTATAGAAATCCTAATCAAAGTGTTGATATTGACTCATTACACATAGTTTCTATTTACAACAATCTTAATAGCCTAAATATTGTAAATTTAGATTATATTGATCCTTTGCAGGGCAAACTATTGGGAGCTGTAAGAGAAAATCTTGATTATATTTCAAGTGTAGATCCTGCAGGATATAACAATAATAGTTCTACAAAAGTTGTTTGGGGACAACAGTATGTTGGTAAGCTTTGGTTCGACACCTCTCAAACAAGATTTATTGATTATCATCAAAATGATATAGTTTATAATAGCAAATATTGGGGTAGTGTATTTCCTGGCAGTATTGTTTCGGTTTATACTTGGATAGAAAGTGATGTGTTGCCTATCGATTATTCCGGTGTTGGGACAGTATATGATATTGATTCTTACACTACTCTTTATGAGGTAATTAATGGCGGCACAATTGTTACAAGATATTATTATTGGGTAAAAAATATAGGCAATGTAATAAGTGCGAACAAGACGCTTTCTGATAATATCATTTCATCATACATATCCAATCCTATTAGTTCAGGCATAGCATTTTTAGCACCGTTAAAGCAAAACGTATTTGGTTTGTATAATGTATCTGAATATATTAGTTCAAACTTTACTAGCTTACACTTAGGATTTAAGTCTAACTTAGGTAATGATGTTGCACACACTGAATTTAAATTAATAAGAGATGGTTATGCTGAAGATTTCTTACCAGGACTGCCAACACTATACAACAATCTTGTAAGACCAGACGGACTATACAGAAAATTACTAGATAGTTTTGCTGGTGTTGATGCACAAGGTCAAGCAGTACCTAACCCATTCTTGCCTAGATTATTACAAACTGGAACTAATTTAAGACCTAATCAAAGTTTTTTCTATAATAGATTAAAAGCTTTACAAAATTATGTTCAATTTGCAAATAATGTAATGATAAAGTTTCCAATAACAGAATTAAAAAATCCAAGTTTCTTATCATTAGGCGGATCCGCAATAACAGGTGTAAATGCCCCTGCATTCTTTACAATTTCGGGTGATAATTTTGATACAAATAATTATTGGGAATATGTGAATTGGTGGGAGGAAGGTTATTCAGACTCAACAAAAACTGATATTGATGTTGCCAAATATTACGATTTAGAAAAACTAACTCCGTATGAAAATATGATAGTCGGAGTAAATTCTAACAGTAACGGAAAACGTGAGGTCTATATTTACAGAGTAAATTCTTGGCAGAGAATAGGGTTAGAATTAGGTACAATTCAAATTAAAGACTCGCTTTGGAATTACAGCATTAATGGTATAGGATTCGGTGATAGCTTTTTTGATAGCGATCCTTATGATACGTTTCCCTCTGTCGAAACATATAATATAATTCGTGGATTAAATGAAGAAGTATTTACTGATGATTTGCTGATTTATAGAAATCAAGGTTTAATTTTATTGTTTAATTATATAATCACCGAAAGTGATGAATTTGGTAATTACTTGCCTTGGTTAAACAAAACATCATTCTTAGATGTTGAACATACCTTAAGAGAATTGGAACAAATTAAAAATTTCCAAAGAGACAATGAAGATTTTCTATATGGATACATTAATGAAGTTAAACCATATAGAGTAAAATTAAAAGAATTTAGTTTAAAATATACAAAAACAAATATCTATGATGGTAATATAACTGATTTTGATTTACCTTCTCAGTGGAATGCTGAATTAAATTCATTCGTAACACCTGAGCTAGTTTTTGGTGATACAACAAAAGACTCACAATATACTACTACTGATCCTATATGGGATGAAACTCAATACAATCAGTGGTTTAATAATTATGGAGTTAAATTACAAGGAAGACCAAATTATTTTATTGGTTTGTTAAAAGCATATGTGCCAGTCGCAACTAAAGTTATTATCGTAGACAATGCATTTGGCTATCCTGTAACAGGTGTTATAAAAATAGATAACGAATTCATCGGATATAATCAAGTTGATAGAGATTTAGGTATATTATCAGGACTGACACGCGGAGCATTTGATACCGAAGTCGTAGAACACATGCCGGGTACTAAAATTTATATTGACTTACCTGCTGTAACTGTATTGTATGCAGGCAGAGCCTATACCGAACCACCTAATATAATCACATATGTTGATACTTCAATTTTTCCTGCTCCTAAGGTTCAAGCTGCGATCAAAGCACAAATGTCAGGAGATGAAGTCATTGCAGTTACTATTTTAAACTCAGGTGAAGGATATAAAGTTCTACCAGAACTCATTATTGAACCAGCGATAGAACATAAATTTGACTCTACTGATATTAATTTTACAAATAATACCGTAAACGTTCCTTTCAAACTTTTTGAAACAGGAGACTTATTACAGTATAGAAAAGGTGATAATGTAACTCCTATTTTAGGATTGATTGATAAGCAATATTATTACATTAGACTAATTGAATATGGGCTGCAAAAACCCACAGTTACTTTAGCTAACGAAAACAGACCAACTGCAATAGCATTTTACATTTCAAAAATTAATGCTATAAATGATACGTATCGATTAAGTTTAGTTCAAAGTAAAACACCAAGTGATAATCATATTCTATCACTGGGAGCTAGATTAATCCCAATATCAAGTAATGCTCCTACAAGACAAATTACTCCTATCTTGAAGTTTGATAGAACAAGTTATACCCCAGTAGTTCAACCTTGGGCCCCTAATCAATTCTACATCTCTGATTATAACAGTATTGGAAATGATGCAAGTTACGGAAGTAGATTAGCAACTGCAATACCTTATAATTCTGTTTCTGGTTCTGTAGCCCCGCCGGGAGGAAACGGTGCTATATTCAATGTGTACGCTTGGATATATGGAAATGAAGATGAACCACCTAATTTTAATTCATCAGGAAATACTTATGGAGTCTATACTGCAGACCTTAATAGTGGTGGGTTAGGCTATCAAGTTGGTGACGTAATTACTATACCTGGTACTTCTTTAGGCGGAACCGCACCTCTCAACAGTTGTACAATCACTGTTGCGCAAGTTACACTTCCTGGATCAATAACTCAGTATGTAGTAGAAGGAATCCCTTCTACTGTTTTTAGGTCCAGTTTACAAGGTGCAACAGTTCCTATTACTAACGTTACGACTGAGACAGGTACTAACAATGTAATTGTTACTTTTAACTATGCTGCTAGTACATTAAGTGCAGGATATTTAAATAAAACAAAATTATATTTCTACAAGACTAGTAGATTAACAACTCCATACATATATGATAATTCTGGATCAGGTGGTGCAATTATTTGGGTCACTAGTCCTAAGATTTATGGACAAACTGTGCTTAATGAGTACTTTATTGATATAAAAGATTTTGGAAATATTTACACAACCGGTGATAAAATTACTATTTCAGGATCGTTATTAGGAGGTACTAGCCCTGCTAATGATTTGATAATAACAGTTACCTTCGCTCAATCAGGAGGCATAGTATTTTATTCACTTAGTGGAATCTGTGCTAACGCTTATGCCGAATACTAT